GTGAAAAACGGCCCCCGATCGGACGGCAATCCGAACGAGGGCCTGACCAACACGATCGTGGAGGATCGCATGGCTGAGCAGGATGATAGCGGATACCCGCGCCTAACAACACTGAAAGACTGGCCGCTCTCGTCGCACGAAGCGAGGTCCATATTAATGGGCGGCGAAGTCTACATCACTGGCCCCGAGCAGCTTGACGCTGATGGGAAGTGGCGCTTCCCGACGTACACCAAGCCTTTCGGATACACCGGGCTGGCCCCTTGGGAGCGTCAGGACCGATCGCCTCCTAAGCTCGCAACGATCTATTTCATCGGGCCAGAGAACGGCCCCATCAAGATTGGATACGCCACCCGCTTGTCCTTTCGCCTCCGCGATCTAGAACTGGCGAATGCCTATCCGCTGACGGTGTGGGCGTCCGTCCAAGCTGCGCCATCGCTAGAGCGGGAATACCACAAGCGCTTTGCGGCCCATCGCCTCCACGGCGAGTGGTTCACGCGTCACGACGACATCCTTGCTGAGATCGCTTACCTCAACCAAGTAGCGGAGTGCGTGGCATGAGCGGACATACACCGGGACCGTGGAACGTGCAGCCTGATAGCCCTTTGTTCGCGAAGATCGGCAGCACTGGCAACGGGGGCATCTATGTCGCGAAGGCGCAAGGGCCAGACACGCTAGCCAATGCTCGCCTGATTGCTGCTGCTCCGGAACTGTTGGCGGCGCTGCGTGACTTGATGGCGATCGAGACTGCGGACGTGGATATGGACGAATTCCCCGACAACGAGAGCGTCGGAGCGTTTCAAGACGAGGATGGGCAGGTCAAAGATTTGCCGTTGACGTTCGGCCATCTGCGCCGGGCCCGTGCAGCCATTGCCAAGGCTACCGCAGCATGACCCCCTACCTTTCCACCCCTGACCAGGAGCGCGTAAAATGGCGTTGACCGTTCGCCGGTTGATTACAGCACTCAAGAAAATGCCGCCCAATGCGAAAGTCTGTTTCGCGGCGCACGATCAGGATTGGCACGCCGGCGAATACGACGGCCCCGTCAACTACGTCGATGTCATTCCGGAGTCGGCGCGGGAAAAGCACGGTTACAGCGTCGTGATCGCATGATCCCCACCCCTGACCAGGAGCGTAGTAATGGATATCGTTGAACGTGTGGCGCGGGCGATCTCGTCCGCCGCATCGTCCGAGAGCCTGCCCGAACTCGGATATAAGTTCTACATGAACGAAGCGCGTGCCGCGATTGGAGCGATGCGAGAGCCGAGCGAGGCGATGTTGGATTGCGGCGTGGCGTTCGCGTTGCAGGTCAGCGTGAGCGGCATGGGCGGCTGGTCGAAGTATGTCGCCGAAAAGCATCGCGCCATGATCGATGCAGCCCTTACGCCTCCTCTCCCCTTGGTGGGGGAGTGACCCACTATCCGGGCGATGCCTACGGCCCGTGCTGCCACCGCTTCGCGGCTCAGCCCCTACGGGTCTTCGGCCTAGCTGGCATCACTATCGCAAAAGGAATGTACCGTGGATAATTTCCGCTTTGATATGACGCACGAGGGTTTGGCTGGCCTGTCGTCAGCTATTGCCTTGGTGTGGAATGCCCGTGGGCTGGTCATGCCGCCAAATCCTCGCCCCGAATACAAGAAGCCGGGCGCTACTCATTACGCAATTCGCCCGGCCTTCGACGGTGAGCGCGAAGACACGCCGGAAGGGTCGCCGAAGCACTTTCGTCCCCCATTCAAATATGGTCGCGAGCCGAAGCCCCTGCGCCTCGTCTTCTACGACAATCGCTACAAGTCGAGCGAACCTGAAGGCGGGGACCAGACTGCGTTGCCCTTCACGCTCGACGCGGCTGGAGCGGCCGACTTTGCCGCGAGATGGCTGGCGGAAGCAGACTACGGCAAGCAGCCCGACCACGACGGTGATAACGGTCGGGGCTGGCGTTTGTATAACGAAAGTTGGGGCCATGTGGATGGACACTTTAGCGCAATCATCGCCGTCGCACCCAATTGGGCGATGTACGGGAAATGACCGCGCAAGCGATCAGCACCGGCACGGCTGAGACGCCTCAAGCGGCTCAGGGCGAAGCCTGCGAGCGCGGTCCGAAGGATGCGCCTACACCCCACCCCCATCCAGAAGGATCCAGCCATTGACCTCCTCTGATAACAATATGCCGGGTGAGGTGGAGCGTTTGCGTGCCGAGGTCGCAGCTTACCGACTGCTCGCCGTCAACGAGGGCTGGAACTGGCGCATGGTCGATGCTTACGGCCATGATGAATATCTGGTGCAACGCATTCATCACGTCGATCGGATCGCTCAGGGAACGGTTTCGAGCCGATACGACGCTGCCGGTTACCTTGCCGCCGCCCTCACCCAACAGGAGAGCCGAAATGCCGAGTGATACGTTTGATGCCGGGATCGAAGCGGCTGCGCGAGTGGCGGATAATCATGCTGAGCCGACTGACACCCCCGACGAGTTTATTTTAGGCTATGAGGCTGCGGCAAAACGCATTGCTAAGGCAATCCGTCGTCTCACCCCTACCGCGAGCGAGGCAACCGCAATCGGGGCGGGGGAGGCGTGCGAACACGGCATCCGTCATCCGTGGCAATGTCACGAGTGCGACGACGCAAACCCGCCGCCACCGGGCGACGAGGTTAGACGATTGAGGCAGGTGCTGCACGAAATCAGTATCGAGGCGGGCAACACCATCCCGCCCGATGGCGAGGAAGCAGCATTCGCAGCGCTCGACCGTATTATGCGGCTGATCCTGCCGTTTCGTTTGCCCGCATCCCCCAAGGTCGCGAGCGACACAGCGCCGGGGGAAATGACGCGTGAAGAACACCGCCTTGAAGACCTGAAACAGATGGCGGCATACACCGGCCCCATCGTGTCATTCGATGTGGCCGAACCGTACTACCTCGCGTCCTGCGATCACTGCGGCTGGGTTGGCTCGTCAGAGCTTTGCGGGGCAGACAGCTTCGGCGACGACAGCGACGTCTATTGCCCGCGCTGCCAAGCGTCCGGAGCCGATTGCGGGAAGGTCGCCGCCCTAGCCGCGTCACCTACCGCGAGCGATACGAATACCGCGATACCGGGAGGGTGGAAGCTGGTGCCGATCGAGCCGACGAAAGCAATCATCGACGCTATGGAAGCCGTCGAGTATCCCAACAATCACGCCGCGTTCTACTGCGATATGTACGAGGCTGCTCTAGCCGCATCCCCCAAGCCCGACACGAATACCCCCGTAGATCCCGGCGTGGAGGGGGTGGGTATTGAAGCGGCAATAGCGACCATCCCGCCCGGCTGGTCCTGGAGCATCGGGCAGATGATGGGCCTCCCGGAGGAACGGCGCTACCGGTGCTTCCTCTCGGATCACAACTCGACCGACAAGATCGCGAGGGTACATTGCGACCACGATGATGTCACACCTGTTGCCGCGATCCTTGGCGCAGTCGAGCAGGTCTATCGGCTATGGCCGGAAACTTCCCGCGCCCTCGCCGCCAAACCGATCGCAGGGATGGACGGCGCGGAGGTGGAGGTTGCATAGTGCCGTCATGACCGACCCCGCCACCCTCACCGACAAGGACTTGCTTGCCGCCTTCCAGCGTACCGATGGAGAGAGCGCGGAGGCTGAGGCGCTTTTAGCTGAGATTGAACGGCGCGAATTAGACTTCTGACGGAGAGTATCATGGAAAAGACAGCGTTAGAGGCGTATCAGCACGACCAGCGTTTCCGGGCGACCTGTATTAGCGCGGTCGCCGAAGCGATGCATGACGCACAAAACGTTTTGCGCGGGCCTGATGAGATCAGAGAGCGCGAAGTTTACGAAATAGCGCTCCACGCCTGCATGCTTGCCCTAAAGCGTGCGTTTGACAACGACGCCGAACTAGCAGTTACGCGCATTGAGCGAGATCACTACAAAAAGCTGGCAGTGCAAGGTCTAGACACAAGCGCCTTCTTTGGTCTCATTAACACAGACGGCGCTACTCAACCATCCGCTTAGACCAGACCTGCCCAAGGAGACGGAAATGAGCAACATTCAGGCTCTCGCAAGTCATTTCGAGAATCAAAGGAAAGCGGCAACTGTTACGGTGACGATGAAGGCTCTTTACCGCGACGACACTGCTAGCGACATGGAGCTAGTGGTGGATCAGGCCTTATTTGATAGCATTCTGGCGCAACGAGATATGGCTTTCGCGCGCCTTGAGGAACTCAATTCCCCAAGGCCTTAGACCAGTCCTGCACATAAGCCACAGACGACCGACAGGCGTGGAAGGATGCCCGCCCAAGCAGAATGTACTCTACGGTAGCCTTCTCGCGCGCGATCACCGTTGACAGCAGGACTACAGCCCGACCGTCAGGCAGGGTGAACGACGATAGCGGTGCGATCGAGGGCGCTGCGGGGAACGTCGCGGGGCATGACGCCAGCTTGGCGGGGTCTGGCGTCACGACGGCGATCCGTGGTGCGTCAGGCTTAGCGCAACCGGCTAAAGAGTACGTCGAGAGGACTAGCGCTATTACTGGCAGCCGCATCGGTCGCCTCCTTCACTTCGGTTTGGTTGGTGGCGAACTGATCGTCGCGGGCGTCTTTGTCTGCGCCGGCCTGGCGCTCGACGCCGCGCTGCCGGGTCAGGACTTCGGCATTCGAGACGGCGCGGTCCTGCGTGATCACACGGCGATCGTGAGTGGCGACGAGGCGGTCTACGGCGAACCACAGCAGTCCCGCCAGCGCGATTAGCCCCAGGATGCCAATCACCGCGCCCACGATCTTCTGGGCAGCCCCGGTGAGCCGCAAGCGGCCGGCGAGGTTCAGGAGGAACAGCGGGATCACGACTGTTTCTCCAGTGTCACGTTATCGCCTTCGCGGATCGCTCCGCTATCGACCGCGGGAGACGAGTTCTGCGCTGCTTTGATCGCGTCAAATGCAGCCGTCGTGTTATCGACGCGTGACTGATCGATCTGGTTCTGGCGGAACAGGAGCGCGCCGATCGTGCCGAGCAGCGTACCGAATGCGGCCGTGGACTTGTCGGCGATCGAGATCAGACCTTCCGGCAGCGCGACGCCGCGGATGCCGCTGACTACCAAGGGGGCTAGAGCGACGATCAGCATTGCCAGGACAACCGCGAGGAAGGCGCGGTACTGCATCTCGGTCGTATTCATCGCGCCCACTCCCCGGTTTTCTTCTGCAACCACATCAGGAACTGGCCCACGGTCTTTCCTTGAAGGATCGAAGGGTTCGCCTTGGTTGCCGCCTCGCCAGCGATCGCATCAGCGCGTGCGTTCGTGTCTGAGCCTATCACCCGAGCGGCCATGCCAGCGCCGAAGAAGTGGGCGGCGTAGAGCGATGCCCGGTTGATCGGGATACCCTTTGAACGCAAGATGGTCGCGTTCTTCTCGGTGAACGTCTTGGCGCGCATCAACTGCTCGGCAACGGACGGCATAAGCCCGCCGAACGCCTTGGTCATGTCACCGCCCCATTGACCGCCCTCTGCGATCCATGACGACCGGATGAACTGGAACAGCCCCGACCCGCTCGACGTGGCCGCTTTGATGTAGGGCCGATCCGCGCTTTCGATCTTGGAGAGCATGGGCCAATAGTCGTCTGGGATTTCGCTGGTCTGAACCGGCTTCTCGCCCGCCACCCCAAGCTGGTCCAGTAGCGTATCGACCAGTACGACTTCCGCAGGGCTGTAGCCCTTTCCGCGCGCGGCCTTGATGGCGTCGAATATCTCGCGTCTCATCGTGCTACTCCCCTGCCCTGCGCTTCCAGTCGATCAACCGCGACAATCGCCGCGGCGTGCGCCCTTGCTTCACCCTGTCCTTGATGGATCGCGCGCAGCCGGGCGTTTTCAGCCAAGGCTGCGTCGCGCTCCCCGATCAGCCCCCGCTCGCTTTCTTCCAGTTCATCGACGCGCAATTCCAGCTTCTCGATGCGCTTGCCCATGCGCTCCATCTCGGCCACCATCCGCGTCATTATCGCTTCGTTCGCGGTAGAGGCGGCTGGGATGGCCTCGTTTTCGGCCCGCTTCCTATCGGGCATCCCGCCCACCCACTTGACGCCCAAACGATACGACCCTCCGATCAGCGCGAGGATAACCAACGCCCATATGCCCACGCCCCCCGGCGTCATCCCGGCGATGCCAAGGATGTGTTCGCCAGACTGCATCACCGCCCCCGCGCGATCATGGCCAGAAGCTCACGCCATCGAGCGTCGCGGTGCCCGTTGTCAGCCCTTCGCCAAGTTCTACTGCACCCGTTGGACTAATCATCAGGAAGCCAATCGCTCCCGTGCCGTTCCGGACGGTGTATGCGACGCTATCGGGAGGACGGACGCCGGCGGGCAAGGTGGCTATGAGTGTCGTCGCGGTGCCAGACCCAGACACGAACCCTTCCAGGGACACGCAGCCGTCAGACGATTGCCGCCACGCAGCCGGGCGATAGCCGGGGACCGTTGACCAGCCCGTTGCCAAGGTCAGAGGGTTCGCCGGGACGCGCGACGAAGGCGCCGGGGACAGCGAGGTCAGGTCGCTGATTACGACATTGCCCGACGAAATGAACTCGTCACCAGCGCCACCGATCGCGGCAATCGATCCGCCATTCCAGACGATCTTGCCCGATCCCGTGGTGAATACACCAATTGAGGCGTTGCCTGGAACCTCCGGAAGCCGCCCCTCAGCAAGGCAGTTGGTGAACTCGAAAAGGCCCCCGCTTTGCTGATCAACGCCGCGAGCGCGACCAAAGAACCGCGCAGCATCCGCCCTGCCGGACGCTTCCGTAACCATATATAATGCGGCGAGGCCACTTTGTGATCGGAACTCAGATCCAGACAAATCGACATTCGTCGCAGGGTAAGTGCCCTGAATGATAATGCCTGCGCCGAGGCTCGTGGTCGAGATGCGGCCGTTGAGGAATCGAATGTTGTTCGACGCCCCGGTATCCATCGTGATATCGACGCCGAAGTTAGAGGCTCCCTCCCCGACGCAATTGTTCCACGTGATGTCGTTGCTCGCCGCGGCGCAGTGGAAATAACCGGATACCGGGATCGATCCGTCGCCATCACCTGCTTTGCAATTCTCGTGATAGACACCGTTGCTGCCAAGCTGCTCGAATGCATACTGGCAGTTGTACGCCTCGCAATTCTCGTACCGCGCCTGCGAGGTAAACCGCCCGAACATCCCGTATGCCGTTCCGTTCAGTGCCTTGACGAACTCGACATTGGCTCGTGTCACCGTGCGGAGCATAGTCGGACAGATGCGGTCGGCTAAGCCAAGGCCAAGCCCCACCTTGTTCGCATCGGCAGTGAAATTCTTCCACTCGACGTCGGACGCCGGCTCGGTCGTGACGACGACGCCGTTGGTGAAGGTGTTGCGGTTGAAGTTCGGCAGCGCGCGAAAGATCGTGATGTCCATCCCCGCGCCCTCAAGGCGGTTGATGCAAACGCTGGAAGACACGGCGATAACGCCTGCCGGGGCGATAATCTTCTTGAGGTCGATCTGCGCCCCCGCCGAGCGAAGCCGTGGCCCGTTGTCGGTTGTGCCATCCGCGACGACGCCGAACCATGTCGCCAGTCCGACGCCATTATGGCCGCGGCGAATCCAACATCCGGTAGATCCGGTCGGGTTCGCCGTAGACGGGATGTACAGCCCTTGAAACGGATCCGCGGTCACCCGCGCCGCGAAATTGCCAGTGACCCATTCGAAGTTACCCTCCCGGCCGGCCTCGCTCAGATACCAGCTATCGCCAGCGGTCGCTGTCACCGCTTGGAGCTGAGCGCGCCCCACCGCGACGTTGCCGCCAGCGCCAGGATCGCCCTTAGCTCCCCGGAAATAATCGGACGGATCAACCCCGATGAATACGTTGCGTTCGATCCAACGTGTTCGCTGTCCATACGACACTTCGATGTCGTAGATGCCCTCAGAGGTGTTGAAGACGTACCCGCCATAAGCATCGGTATAGACCGGGTTATCGAGCGGAAGCCCGGCGTCGTCTTCCAGCAATGCCGTCGCGCCCTGCTGGGTCATGACGCTTATAAGCGCATGCACAACAGGCCGCCCGTTCTGGTCGCGTACTGTGCGTGTGTAACGGGCCATTACAGTTCCTGCGGCTGATAGAGGTTGATGGCGTAGAGCGTGACCGGGTTCGAAACTGCGTCTGGGCTCGATGGGTAGACTGCTGTCAGCGTGGCGGTCGTGGATGCGTCGGAGTTAGCCCCAAGAGGGGGTGATCGGAACGCCGTCGAAAGCGCACCGGGGCTCGCGACGCTCCAGCCTGGATCATTGAAGGTCCAAATGAGATCGGTAGGCGACGACCGGGATAGCGTAATGGCGACCGTGGATGTGGTAACCGAACCGCCGATCCGCGAATTGCGGGAGCCTTGCGCGTACTCGGGAAAAATGGATGCGCCACGCCCGCCGCTTGCCGAGTAGATCAGCCGCGGAACACCGTTCAGGTCGTTTTGCCACAGCTCGGCAAGCTGTCGCACGGTGATGCCGTCCGTATCGATCTGCACAAGCTGGGATATCTGACGAGAAACCCCGTCAGGGCCGATCTGCGCCAACATCAGTAGAAGCCCTGCAAACTGAGTGGCCCCGTGGCAGGATTCGCGCTTCCCACGGGCAAAGGCGGGTAGATTTTCGCGCCCGTACCAGTCGTCGTGTAGACATAACCGCCAGCGCCCTGCCGCAAGATATCACCGGTCATCGTTCCGCCTGTTAGCGGCAAGCCTGCGTTCAATCCGGTCGCGGCGACAAGCGCAGCCTGATTCGCCAAGGTGAGAAGCGAGCGCCCGTATGGAGTGGTCCCAAGGGCCGCAATTGCGCTCAGGTCCGTATCCAACGGCTGGAAAGAGGCGGACGCGTAGATCGATGGCGAATAGAAAACGAGCGTGTCGTTTTGGTCCGTGACGCGCATTGCGTAATCCCCTTGCGGGAAGAACACGGAAGCAGGCACGACCCCGTTGACAATCAGCCCGCCGATCGTCCGCAACGGCTGCTCTGCGGGCTGCGTTTGCGCGAAATCCCAATACACCGTGATCGGTCTGGCTTGCGGGTCGCTGTTGACCGCACCAACATAGATATGCCCGCCGTCCATGAGCGCGCCGCGCGTATCAAGGAAGAGCGGGACGGGGTTTGCGAGTTTGGTCATGCGATGTTACCCGTTGCAGATGCGATCATGGTTCAAACCCCTGCTGTTGGGGTTGCTGCTCACCTGTGTTCCCCTGTCCTTCAGCAACTTCGTTCGGGGTTTCTTGAGCTGCCATTCGTGTCGGCGCTGAAGAGAAAGCATCTGTGAGTCGGCGCTGAAGCTGAAGCACTTCGTTCGCGATCGCAGGTTCCGCACGCGCAATGCGCGAAAGACGCTCGATATAGGCTGGCCCGGCTGCGACGCTGTTCGGCGCGCGGGTTAGCCACCGGGTCATCCTCGGCGAGGCAAGCAGCCGCCCGCCTCCATACTGACCGACGAGCGCCGAGATCGCCGTAACAGGCGAAACGGCGCCAAGGCCTGTGAGCGCGCCGATGTTGCCCCAGATGCCGCCAGCCGTGTTGGAACGGTTAGCATATGTCGCAGTCTCGCGTGCGCCGCTGGCGATAGTAGCTAGGTCGTTGAATGCAGCGCGAGTCTCGGGTCCAAAGAGATGGCCCTTTGCCGTCTCGCCGATATCGTCCCAGTTCGACAGGAAGGTCTGGAGCGAAAATTCCGTGCCCTCGTCGTTCTGCGCACCCTTCGTAGCACGACCGAGCCGGCCGATCAGGGAAGCGCGGACGTCCCCGCGCGCGTCATCGGGAACCGCGGCGATGAACCGGGCGAAGCGCTGGTTGTTGCCCTTCATCGCGGATTGCAGATTCTTCACGATTGCCTCGCCGCTAGCGTCCCCGTCCTTCCCGATGATGGGCGCCAGCGTGTCATCAATCGTCCGGATGCGGTTCCGCCAGTAGCGATCAGCGACCTGAAACTGCCGTGCGACGCCGGGGCGTCCTGCCGCGTTCAGGCTATTGATTACGTCATCATTCGCCGCGTCCGCGACTTGATTGACCCTGCGCTCGATGTCGGTGCCACGCAGTCCGGCCCCAGCGAACTCGTCGCGCAGCGCAGAGCGCATCCGGCGCACGCCCTCAACCGAGAAATTACCGTTGCTGAATGCGTCCTGAAGTCCTTGAAGTCGGGCCAACCCTTCCGCACCGCCAGGAGTGTCAGACAGTTCGCGGATATTTCGCGCAAGTGTGGCGCTTGCCTGCGTAGGCGTGACGGCCACCCCCGCCGATCCCGCTTCAGCGTTCCGGTATAGCGTGCTTGCCCGCCCCCCCGTGCGGGCGATCATGGCATTTGCGCCGTCTCTGGCGCGCTCGCCAGCCGCTTCCGGGTTCAACACGTTGCCAATAAGGTTAGCGAACCGATCGCGGACGCCTTGGGTCTGCTCGACGGCGCGCTGTGCCCCGTTAACGACCGGGGCCGCGGATATCGGAGCCTGTGCCGCCGCTGCCGTCAGTCGCCGGATAGTGGGTCCACCGACATCGGCAGGAAGCACGTCGACGCGTTGACGACCTGCCGCTGCAGCAACTCGCTGGCCTTCGGTTTCTGCGGCTGGAGCGGCCCGCCCACGTGCGATCGCCCCCAACCCAAGACCACCCGCCGCGCCGATTGCGCCCTCAGTCAACCCTCCCGTGAGCGCTTCACTGGGGCTGTCCGCCGACAACACGCCGTGCGCCGCGCCGTAACCACCGCCCACGGCCCCCATTCGGTTACGAACAGCAACCCGAACGGCTGCGCGGGCGTCCGCCATCGACCCGCCAGCGCGCAAGACGTCTCGCCCGACAGACAGGCCCAGCCCTTCCATGCCGCTGGGAAGGGCAAGGCCTCCGAGAAGCTGCCCAGCCCCACGTGCCCACGGATGGTCTTCTTGGTCGTTTTCCTCCAGCCCCTGCGCCGTATCAGCGGCCGCGCTCCAGTCCTGCATGAACGATTGCTCGCTGCCACCCATCTGGGCCTTAACCGCATCGACAAGGTTCTTGGCTTTCTGGCCTGCACCGAGCGTTAGGCTATCGACGGCACCACGAACGCCCGCGGCTGCAGCGCCGGTATCCGCCATCTGTGAAACGTCCGGGGCCTGATAGGTGACGTCGTAGTTCAGGGGCGTGCCCGCAGCCTGCGCCTTGTCGCGCTCAACAACGTATTTTTCCAGCTCACCGGCCGGGCTCTCCTTGCCCTTGGAAGCTAAAAACTGACGCAGAGTGCCAGCGTCCGCAGTACGCAGCATTTGCGAATACGCGGCCTCGTCCTCCGGGCTCAGCGTGTTCTGGACCTGATAGGGCAGTTCGTCGGAGAACCCGGCCTGCATCTCCGCTGGGGCGTCTGAGGGAGCCGAAGCTGTGTGCCCTGCAACGGCATCCTGTAGCTGCTCAGGGGTGGCACCGGGCGGACCCTCAATGTCCATGACCTGACCATTCCCGATGTCCACAGTGTAGATCATCGTCTCACCGCCACTGTTGACGGGGACGGACGTGCGACCGGGCGTCATTGCTTCTTCCTGACGCCGAGAATCTTGAAACCGGGAGCGCTTGGTTTCACTGCTGAACCGCCGCCTGCCGCCATCGGATCGAACAGGGCGTCGATCGAATCCGTGGAGAAGCCGTTTTTGGTGAGAATATTACGCTGGCGGGCAAGAGCCTTGTTAACGATGTCCAGTCGGCTTTTAAGGTTTCTGCGAATTTCGGACGGCGCCATGCGCGGAGTAACCGTCGTGCTGTTGTATGCAGCTTTCTCTCCTTCGGTTAGAGAGGCGCCGAACAACTGATTCCGGATCACGTTATCGACCGAGCGGAACTGCGCCCACCAGTCGCGCTGGCCTTCGGCACCCATCCCGGTGAGACCCTGGATCGTGTTGCTCGTGTCGCCGAGGATGTTGTGACCGCCGAAGTCGTCTTTAAAACCGCGGAGCGCTGACGTGAGCCCGTCTCGCGCGTCGATTTTCGGTTCTAGACGCTTGATGACGCCGTCTGACAGGGCTTTCCCGCCTCCGGTCTTGCCTTTGTCCGCGGGGCCGCCTGGGATTGCTTCCAGAGTCATTCCATCAGGGCGATACTGATAACCGGACGGTGCCGGCTTTGGCTTGGCGGCGCCCGCTTGCGACTGGAAAACAACGTTCGCGCCTACTGGCTTCGGCATGCCGCTAGCCGCGCTCGCCCCGGGTCCACCCCCCGTCTCGCCCTGAGCGATCGTGCCGCGCGCCTGCTGCCAGTTGCCCTGTACAAGACGAGCCGCAGTTCTAGCGTCTAGAGACACCCATCGTCCGCGAAGTGCCGCGGCAGGGTCGCGCTGTTGCTTGGCCCAATTGAAGATCGATTCACCGATCCTTTCCTGAGACTGTGCATCAAAAGGTGCACTTTTCCACTCCGGCCCAAAGACCTTCGGGGCAAACTCGGCCATCGTCGTGCCATTGATCTGATACGTGCCGGCCGAACTGGACTTAGCGCCGCGCTGATTAAGCGACCTCCCGAAACCAACGAACTGACCAAGCGTGTTGACGCTATCAGGAACATAGCCGCCTCCGGCGTCCGTGTTGATCAGGCGGCTGACGTCCCCCCGAGCGCCAGCCGCCGAACCGCTAGATGCTTGACCACCTCCTTCCGGATTGAGTGCGACAATGCTTTCCGAACCGTCCCCATTACGAACGCTCCGGTATTGGGTCTTTTCAGGTGCCTGACGGACAACCTGACCGGTGCGCTTGTTGTAGATCGCGCTATCGCCGGTCGAGGCGTACTCGTCCTGCTCGCCCTGCAATTTGGACAGGGTTTCGGCATACTTCGGGTCGAGCGCGGCAAGGTTGATCTGCGTGAAACCCTTGATCTGCTTCATGGCGCCCGCGACGACGGCCGGATCCTTTGAATCCAGCTGCCCGATAATGTCTTCCACCTGCGGGTCTGCGATACCCTTCGCCTTTTCTGCGGCGTGGATATTGCTGATCAGGGTGCGCGCAAGATCTGAGCGGTTGTTTTCGACCGCGTTGTGAAGGCTGCTGAATTGGGTCAGTTGCGACTGGCGCGCAGGTTCGTCCAACACAGCTTTGGACTGCTTGATCTCGTCAGCTTTGCCAGGATACTTGAGGATGAGGTTACCAAGCGCGCCGGGCTTCGGATCGTTAAAATACGCCTGCACATCCTGCTGCCAGGACTCTTCCTGCGCCTGCTGCTGCTGAAGCGCGCCAATCCGCATGCCGCCAAGCTGAAGCTGCTGTCGGTTCTGCTGTATCTGCTGATTGTCGAGCGTGGCGTCGTTCAACGCCTTTCCGTTCAGTCCGGTCTGGTTGACCAGCGCCATCAGGAAATCGGATGGATCCGGCATTTAGAAGCCGCCGCCCTGGAACAGCTTCATGAACTGGCTTTCGACGTCGTTGATCGTCTTGGATTGCATGGCGTTGCGACCAAGGATGCCGTTCGCCTGTACCGAACCCTGCTGTTGAAGCAGCTTGGACACCGCGTCCGCATTCTGCGCACCGAGATTGCCAAGCTGGCCCGTCGCACCCGCGCCGGTGTTCACCAGCCCGCCATAGTTCGCGAGCTGCTGTTGGATCACCGTCGAGAGCAGGTTGGAGCCGAAACTGGCGAGGCTGTTTTGGGTATTCCCCCCACGCAGCCCACCCGTTGCCGCGGCGTTCTGGAGGATCGTATCCTGACCGGCATTGAACAGCGACGTAAAGCCGGGAGACGCCTTCAGGGCATCGATCGCGGACTGCTGCGTCGTCCCACCGTTAAGCCCGAGCAGATCCTTCGACCCACCGAGTGCCTGCTGCCCAGCCTGCAAAAACGGCTGGAAGTTGGCTTCGGTCTTGTCGAACTGCGCCTGATCCTGAGCAAGCGCCTTGTCGAGATACTGCATCTGGACCTTATCGGCCTTCTTGGACGCGTTCTTCCCGCTGACGCCGCCGAAGACGGAGGTCAAAATCGACATTGCGCAGCCTTCATCTCGAAAATCACATTGTCCGCGCTTTCAGCAGCGATGGTCATGCCAACCAGCCGGCCGAACATAAGCGCGGGGCGGTGCGTGCGACTTACGCAGCCCCAGACAATCCTCGCGCCGTTGGCGAAGAGCCAGACGAGCATTTCCCGAGCGTACCGGATCGCCCGCGCGCCTCGGCACTCGGGCGAGAACATCAGGTGCGCCTCATAGACGCCAGAGCCGCTATGGTCGAAGCAGGCCAACGCCTCCTTGCCGTCGCTCAGCCAGATGCACCCCGCTTGCTCGGGAACGCAGGGGGTATAATCCACCGCCGAGCCAGTCGCGGAGATGAACGGGCGCACGGCGTCGCTGTTCGCGATCCGGTTAATAAGGGCTATGTCGGTAGTGCGGGCGATCACGCTTCTCTCTCGAAAGACAGAGCGCCCCGGTGCAGGCTATATCGACCGTTGCAGACGGGTATACAGAAGGGGATACGCCGTCACAAATAAGCGCTTCCGGCGCTAAGTCTGTCGCCAGGCAATCGTTCCTCCGGTCTTCCGGTACATATCCCCTACGATCACACCATCCGCCGCCGCGGCAGCATCATCGGCATACGTCTCTCCCCCGAGATCAGTTGTCGCGAGACGGCCAAACGACGGCAAATCCAAGTTCGTGTCTGCTTCCAGATTGAGGACGCAGCGAAAGCCACCCGTCGATTGCACGCGATCGATCAGCGCCAGAACGATCGTTGCGCCTGTGTCTGTCAGGCTGAAAGCGGATGGATCGACCGCCAGGACACGTTCATTGTTCAGCGCCTCGTTCGTAGACAGCGTGATAATGGTCGCATCAGCAAGCGCCTGGGTCGCTGCCGTGCCAGTCGTGACAGCTTCCGTGTTCGCCGCCGATGCGAAAAACAATTCTTCGAACGCACGCCAGAGACGGGGTTGGTTAGGGAACGCGCGGGCAAGATCCTCGCGCGTGATCGAGATGCTAGGCACTGAGCGGCTCCATCACCGCGTTGCATCCGGCCCATCCCGCCGACGCCGACCCACGGAAGCGCATACCCATGTACAGGGAGAAGCGGCGATGTGGCCTCCACTGGACGCGGGTGGACCGCCCGCCCTTACGGCCTTGAGAGCATACCCGCTCCAGCGTGTACGTCTCGCCGTCTGTGGTCATGGACATGAAGACCGATGGGTTCGTGGAACCGCTTTGCCTGCCGGGCAAGCCTACAAGCTCAGCCTCATGCAGGATCGCGCCCTTGGCTTCGTTATACGCCAACAACGTATCGAACTGCCAGCCAACCGGCTCGCCGTAATGCGTGTCCAGCGCTTCGTCCAACAGGCCAAGTCGCGCCGATTTCAGGTCACCTATGATCCACTTGCCGTAGCAATAGACGGCGTTGCGAAGGCGGTAGGGCTGATCAATGCCGAGCCCCGACCGCAAGATGAACCAGACCGGCTGACCCGAAACGCGAGAGGCGTTAGCACAGTAAACCAGCGTCTTGGTCGGCAGGTGGATCAACAGACGCCGTTCGTCGCGGCTGACACGGCTTTCCATCGTGATGGAACCGCTATCGTCCACTTTCGCCAGCTCGTCATCGATCGCGCGGGTGCTGATCTTCGTCGCGTCGCCCCCGTCAAGAATGTAGACAGCCGGCGCGGTCGGGCCATCATCCTCAATCTCCTGCCCGACGAACGCGAGCGTCTTGTAGAACCGGCACTTCGCGCGCGGCGCGACGATTCCGACAGGAACCGTCGCCGTGGTGTTGGCAGTTAGCGGGAAGCCGCTACCCCCGGTATAGGTGAACACCTGGATGGTGTACTCGCCAAGCGCATAGAGCTCGCCCCGCATCTTGAACAACGCTGCGATTTGATCGGGGTCTTCCTCCGCCGACCCGTACTTGAGTGGATCGACTGCCATCGGGTCAGCAAGCTGGGTCACCACGATCGACGTCCCGTCCGTCGTGAAGTACTGCCCTTTCAGCCAGATAAGGTCGAGTACCGGGCCTAGATCAGGGTCCGTGACTTGGGTAAGCGTCGTGCCGTTCCAATAGAACAGATCCGTACCGCTGTTGATAGCGAGGTTTCCAAAGCCGTTCGCGAAAACGACCGGGCCCGCACCGCCAACGTCCCCCAGGATCGACACTGAACCCGATGACGTCACGTGAACGAGGCTCGTCCCCATCACGCGGTAGTGCTGCTCGTTCCAGTTGAAACCGCCGCGGTCTACACCAGGCCCAAGCCCGAACTCAGATGCGCCCGGCGCCGCGCGCAAATACCCTTCGGAAATGCCGCTTTTCATCGGCACTGGCTCTAGATTGATGGGATACGACATCGTGAAGTCGGCTTGCGGGGTAGCGAGAATACCGCTCAGCAACGGAACCGCGGTCATTGGATAATCTCGTCACTCGACCGTCTGGCACGGAAGAAGGGCCACGCGAGGCACCCCCGCCGCGATCCTGCGCCACGCGGCGTGTCGGGGCGCATCTGCATCTGTGGCAGCTTCGCATAGGTCGATCGCAGGGACATGATGGCCTCGGCATAGTTCCGTGCGGCTTCGGGGCTGAGCGACTTGCCGATGTTCGGAGCAATCTGGCGGGCAAGCGACTGGACTACGACGTCCTCACACTCCCACGGGATGCCACTTTCTTCATCGGCTGATCCCAAGGTACCTGGAGGCGGATAATTGAATCCGAGGTCAATACCCCACTGCCCTGCCCACCGCGCAAGAAGCATGTTCAGCAGGCGAAGCCCCTGATCATATTCCTCTGCGGTCAGCTCGTACTCAGTATCGGACTGCCCGGTCGCGCCATAGGCCGATTTGATGATGTCGCGCTTGAGAGGCCCGCCGTAGAGATTGATCGTGGTCATGCCGGGGCCTTGTGATTGTGCAGATACGACTGGCGGCGTTACAGGCGGCTCGACTGGCGGCTCCACCGGAGGATCGATAGGCGGGTCTATTGGAGGATCTACGGGTGGTTCGCCGGGCGGCACGATATCGCCAGCGCGCGCCAAGCCGTCGCGCAACCCCAACAGCCGCTTGTTCGACGTGTCGCTTGTCGAGTTCATCACCGACCATGGCATTGCGCCCAGCCAGTCGTAGAACACAGCCAGGCCGGGGACGTTCGATTTGATGAGGAACATCCAGTCCGACATGAACTGCTTGCCCGCATCGCTGTTGAAGAACAGGTTCCACTGGACGAAGAAGTTATAGTTCGGGTGGTTTGGTTCGCCGCGGTAGAAACCGTCAGGTGGATGCGAGCCGCCTTCGTACAGCGCGATCTTCTTCCCCATGCGCAGCGCATCGAGGACGGTTTGCTTCACGTATCCAAGAGCAATCGGCATCTCGGCACGGAACGCGGCTTCGATCTGTGCGGCAGTGCATGTCGCCGGGTTGAGCGGTCCTTCCGGTCCGATATAGAACGCCGCACCGACATACTGGATCTTGGCGAAGGTCTCGGGATCAAACGCGCGGTGATCGGCGAACTGGTCGTAGATGCTACCGCCGTTCTGACCCATCAACACCAGTTCGATTTGCGAGGCGTGCCGGGCCGCTCCGAACACATCGAGCAAGATGGCGTCGATCGCCTTGAGCCGTGCCATCTGATAGCGACGCGCCGACTGTGCAGCGTTGATCGTCAGTTTGGTGAAGAACGCATTCTCGCTGACGGACGTGACGTTGCCTTGAGCGTCTACCGTTCCATCGGCAACGAAGGTGCCAGCCGGCGCGAACTGTTTCGCCCGGTACACCGCTTCACCAATGCTGTAGATGTTCGCGTAGATGTACCCGCCCGCAGGGATATCGACCGGCGTTGCCAAGCTGCCGGGGTCACCCTGCCCGCGCGTTCCTGGCGGCTCTGTCCCCGGTCGTTGACCGCCTACATCGACAATCGTCTTCGGCGTGCGCGGCGAACTTGGCGTCGTCGCCGCATCATAGTTCAGGCGAAGAGAGTCGAGGACGCCGCGCTGCGTACCGGTGAAGTTGTTCCACGGATATTCGTTGAACGCTTCGATCTTGATCTTGGCGCGCGCGGGCATGTTGTCACGCCAGTGAATTGCACGCTCGCGGATCGACTGCGTGCTGCCATCCGGCTCCAGCGGGATATCAGCCGCGATGACGAACCACGGGCCGGTGAAATTCGGCTGCGTATTCAGCTTCGTGGCAAAGGCCCGCGTCTTCACTTGGTACGGGATATCGGGGCCGGTACCGATGTTGTTCTTCCAGAACGGCGTCGCAGGCGTGTTGCGGACGAACGACCCGTTCAACGGCACTTGGTTCACCGCCTCTGCGTCGAGATCGCGGATCACGGTCAACTCGGCCGTCGCGGCAAGCAATTCCGGTGTGATGTCGTTTGCCAGCCCGTCGCGAACGGCGTGCATCGATGTCGGCAGCGCACCGGCAAACGAGAAGAAGCGGGTACGATCGCCTCCGTTCGGCGTTATGTTGACGCGCACGACGGGGTAGTTGTTGCTGATGATCTGCACGTCCGACGACGAACCGGTGATAGCGGAGCCGCCCGTAAACGTGATGGTCGAGAAGCCCTCAATTCCGTCGAAGGGCATGTAGATCCGGTCGTCCTGCGCTGTTGACGCCGGACCAAAGTCGTTTTGCCAGCCGATAGGGCTGAAGTAGCTATCCCCACGCACGTTGCCGCCGAGCGCAAACGGCTGCACGTTGGCAGAGAAATAGGTGAGTTTGGGCGCCTCTACCTCTACCGCGATATCGTTCGTCGGCCGGAAATGCGCGATCAGCGGTGCGCCGATCGGGGCTGTGGCGGTGCAGGTGATCATCCCGCTCGTCGTGCCCGTAATCGTCGCAGCGATAGTCGTCCACGCGCCTACCGGGTTGCCGTCCTCGTCGTAAAACCGACACGCCAGCCCTTCAGGCCTCTCGCCCGACCATGACAGTTCGTACGCACCGGTATTGTTCGCGGAGAACACGGGAGCCTTGGTCACCGCAAGATTGACGTTCGGCTTCAGGTATCGAACCGCCTGGACGAACGTCCCTTCCTCGATCGCCGCTGCGAAAGGCCCGGTGCCGGTGAACCCGAACCGCGTTCCCTTGACGTACGACGCGATGTCGATGCTGCCGCTGACGGTTGCCGCGCCAACGATCGTCAGCATCAGCGTGGTACCGCTGGCGTTGAAGTCGAACACGAAGTCGATCGTGCGGTCGATCTTGTATCCCTGATATCCGTTAACCGGCAGCGAGATCGACGTGACGACGTTGTTCTGCTTGAGGAAGAAGTTGCCAACATCGACCGGCAAATCTCCCGGCTGGCCTGTCGGGAGTCGGCAGTTCGGGGCCAACCCGATGCCGTTCGCATAGTCGAGCGCGGCGGCGAATATCCGCGTGCGCTTGAAGTTGTCGGTCTGCGGCGCCCGAAGCGTGAAGGTTACGCGGCTACCGCCGAGTGGTCCGACTTCATCGTGCAAGACCGCCCACGTCCCTTCCGCGCCGGGATTGGCAAGCGTCGGGCCGATCAGCGTGCCCGCCCCCGACAGCACGGGCGTGTCGATCGCTCCCGAGCCAGTCCGTGATAGGGACCAGCCGGGGAGTGACGTCAGTGGCGTGCCAGCGGCACCCGTGAAGTTCGAGACGTAGGCGGGGCTTGTCACGATTACGGCATCGCCGTGAAGCTGGCGGTATAGAAGTTCGCAAGCACTGCTATGCCGCCCCCCTGCACCGTCTGCGCCGCGTTCTGTTTCGACAGATGCTTCTCATCGAGGAAGAAGTCGTTGGTCTGCGGGGACGGCTGCACCGTGTAATACGGGCAGGCGCCGATGACGCCAATGCTCGCATTCGCGGCGACGTTCTGGAAGTTGTCGTACAGCGAGGTGAGCGCTTGGATGCCGGGGCCATATTCGGAAACGCGCGCCGTACCTGCGGCACTGGTTACGCCAGTAGCCGTCTCGTCACTCGCTCCGGTGCCAGATCCGCCGTACGCCGTGCTGTTCCAAAGCCCGATCTTGCCGCCACCAGTGCGGAACGACTGGAGGGAATTGAGGACGTTCTGTGCGTTCGTGACGCGCGAACTCCCCGGTGACCCGGCTTGGTTGGCCCATTCGCCGAACACGATGCGCAACTTCAACCCGGTGAGCGTGTTCAGTCCGGTCAAGTCGTCGGCAAGCTGCGACTGCATCGCTGCCATCGAGATACCGGGTACTGCGACGGTCATCAGCCCGCGGCCATGCTCGATCGCGCGGGTTGCCTTCAGGTTGGTGTAGACGTTGACGTGCGGGGTCTTGTAGCCCGCGCCAGCCGGGATGCTGTCCCCGGCGATCACGTCCAGGTACGTCAAGCCCGCCCACGGGTATGCCTGTGCATACTTATCGCAGGCCCACATATGCGCCTGAACGCCGTCTACTGCCGTGAACTTCGCACCTGACCACACCACCATGTCGAGCAATTCGAAATTAGTGAAGAAGTCGGAGTTGCTGCCGTTGCCGCCGTTGTCACCCCGACCGACAAGATAGTCCCCCGAACCGCCAGCGGAGAACGGATTCTCCTGATGCGCGACCGGCATACCGTTGAGGAAGATGCGGTTCCGCGACGGGCTGGACGCTGTGTCCTTGACGATCAGCATCGTCTGGAAACCGGTCTGGGTGTCGGGGATATAGTCGGTATAGCTACCCGACAACGACGCATCCCGTACGATCCATGTGTCCAGGTTACCGGTCGTGTTGGAGAATACCGGGGACTGGCTGGTGTTCGGTGCGCCGACCGCGCGGAACACGAAAAGCATAGCTGCCTGTGTCGAGTTCAGCGCACTGACCAGCGCGGCAGGACGACCGAACGAAAGAGACTGCCGGATCGTGCTATCGAACTTGATCGAGGGCTTTCCGTTCAAGCGGTTGGTCAGATAGGTCGGGTTGCGACCCGTGCCACCGTTGTTCGTCGGATCGGTGATGAGCGTCAGCACGCCCTTCGTTCCGGGCAGCGACGTGACGGAAGAGTTATTTGCCTGCGTGATGCTGTCCGCCGACATTTGATCAACAATCTGCGCAGACTTGGGCAGCGCTGTTGCGGCAGGAGCGGCAACCGTCACAGCGATCAGGTTCGACGCGACGCTGCCGGCGAACTCCTGATACGTCAGCGAGCCAGCCGTAGTCGAAACGTAGGTCAGCGCGGTGCTGACGACGTTGCCCGCTAAGCGCCATTCGCGTGACGTGATCGATCCGTTCGACAATGTACCCGGAGTTGCTGTGAACGTCTGGCCTGCGGTGCCGCTAGATGGGGTTACGGTCGGCTGCGTCGTGAACGTGACGGCGTTGACCCCGCCCCCGCCTGCAACGACGCCAGACAAGATACCGATCATCATCCGCCGAACCCGCCGAAAGCAAGCCAGGTGTTCGCCGCGACCTTCTTGAGCTGTCCGATCGAATACTGACCGCCCGTGACGAGCGACGTCAGCTTGGTGTTGACGGTGACACCCGTAGCCGGAGTGACGGTAACAGCCCCTACCCCCATCTGAGAGACGGTGATCACCTTGCCGATAGGCCAATATCCGCTCTGACCTAGCGTCAGCGTCTGGGCTGTTGCACTGGTCATGATGTAATCAGATGCGTTGTGCGTCGTGCTTGCCGCCGCCGCGGTGATGAACCGGCCCTGCTGCTCGTAGTCCGACGCCAGCTCGACCTGCGTGTCCGCGGTGCCGCTGGCGATAAGCTGCTGCTCTACCGCGCCAGATGCCCAATAGACGGTGTTCGCCGCCTGTCCTTCGTGCTGCTTGAGAAGCCGAACGCCCATTATAAACTCCAATTCTGAGAGGAAACGGGCATCAGGAAGGAGCCCTCGAAAGGATATTGACCCAGACCACGCCCGTCTGAGGCGCGAACACGGGCAGGACCGCGTTCAGCAGCCCGGTCACGACGCTCTGGTTGAGCTTGGTGATCAGGATGGTGGTTTGCGCGTTCGACGTGGAGCCTTCCATCAGGCTCGCGTCGTTGCGGTAGGTCAGCCCTGCGGCCGTCTCAGCCGTCACAGTTACGATCGGGATGATTCCGGCTGGGTAAGCCTTCGGAAAGGTGTAGACGTAGCGTCCATTGGCATCCGGGGTGACCTGGATCCGGCGTGCCTGGAGACGGCTTTCGTGCGTGTGGTCCGCGCGGGCGTAGGACAGGTTCGCACCGGTCGCGCCGTCGATTGCGACTGGCGGAGGCGCGCTTGTTGCCGGTGCGGGCATGGCAGCGCTCAGTTCCGCCAGCGTTAAACCCGGATTGCTGACCTCGCCCATCGCTTAGAACTCCGTAGCGGTGTAGGCCGTCGCCCCCGTTGCGGCGATGACATTGACCTGACGGCTCGTATTGATCCGGATCGATCCGCCCGGCGCGACAGTGTACGTCCCAGCGGTGCCAATCGCGGCCGTCCCGCCAAACTCGTTGAACCCGAGGTTGTTGGCGCCGATGTTCTGGATGTTCAGCCCGCGCCGCGCGGTGTTGGCAGCAACTAGTGTTGCGCTGGTGGTCGTGGCCGTTCCGCTCCGATCCGTGCCCGCAGGCAAAGGCGGGGCGCCGTTAGGCACCGAAGAGCCGTCAGCCAAAGCGGTGCCCGAAGCCACCGAGGCGACAAACAACGGCTGTAGCGCGGATTCTCCGGTGCCTGAACGCATTACAGATCGCTCAGTGCGGTCTGGTCGTTGGTGTAGTCAGGACCGCCTGCCTGAGGCAGTTCCTTCTTGATGTCCTTGATGCCGAGGCGCTTGACCATCGCCTTGACGAACTCGGTGCGGTTCTGACCGTTGCGCTCCAGGGTCAGCAGGCCGGCGATCTTGTTTTCCGGCAGGCCATCCTTCTTGTCGAGCTTCTTCTCCAGTTCGGACAGGCTAGCGTTCACGTCCACCAGATAGGCGTACATCTGGATTTCGTCCGAGCCCTGAAAGCGATTGGCGGACTCGTCCACGTCCTCGGCCTTCGGGGTCGTGCCCGTGTCCTGCTCGACTTCCGCCTTGAGCGCGTCCTTGGCGACCTCCTGGGCCGCCTCGGCGCGAACGCTCTGGTCCTGCTTCTTTTCAGCCACCATCTCGACGGCCGTCTTGTTATGCTTCGTGGTCATCTCAACTCTCCTTGGGTCTGCGATCACACCTGATTGAATGCGATGGCGCCTGCGAACTGCGGGTTGATGAGGACCGTGCCGAAATCGATATCCAGACGAGCCTTCAGGTTGAGCGTGTTGATGTCGCCCTGGCGCGTGTAGGTGATCGGCAGGCCGAACTTCGGCGTGGTCGCCTTCGCCACCAGCCAGCCCGCGCCAACTTCGACCTCGAACGTGCCGGGGATCAGAACCAGCGACGACTTGACGAAGAACGGGTTCAGTTCGGCCGTTGCGGTGTTCAGCCACGTGATCGCAGCACCGTTTGCCGGCGTTGCGGTGACGTTCTGATACTCGCGACCACCGATCGTGCTGCCGCCATTCGAGATGATCGCCGGGCTGATCTGGATCACGTTTGCGCTCGGCTTGCCCACGACGCGGAACGTCTGGAGCTGGCCCGTGTCCTGCTTCTCGATCATGTGCATCGAATTGACACCCGCAATCGTGAAGGCGTCGCCAACCTTGATGTTCGCATAGGTGGTGGCTGTGATAGTCAGGTTTTGACGGCGGTTGTCGAGGTTGACCTCCTGTCCGTCCGGTTCGAAGTAAACCGCAGACGGCTCGAAATACTGGTTGGCGCCGTTGACCGTCGTCGTGCCGCCCGTAGCCGGCGTCAGGCGGATAGGAGCGTCGTCCGAGTACGTTTCGAAGTTGGCAATGCCCGGGGCCACCAGCGCGGTGCTGTAGGCATTGGACGAACGGCTGGTCGATTCCGCACGCTTGGCGAGATCCGATGCCATGCCGATGCCCGAACGAACGCCGATCATGGCCGCGCGGTCGGCGTTGGGGACGCCCTGCTCGGTCATTGCAGCCATTGCCAGCGCCAGATCATCGAAGCCGGTTGCGGCCACGGTGCGCTTCACGAACTGCGAGCCCTGGAGCGCGACAGTCGTACGGAGTGCGCCGTTGACAGCAGCGGCCATCTTGATCTTCGACGCGTCCATCCAGTTCGTCAGCGCGGTCTTGTTGCGCAGGTTCTTCGCGGACAGGATGCGCGGATCAGCTTTGTGGAAGCCGACAGTCGCCGGAACAGCGGTCTCGGTCAGGCCGTCAAAGTTCGCGGTCTGGTCAAAGCCGTCATAGTTGGAGCCGATCATCGGCGCGTCGATCCAGAAGCGGTCGCGCGTGTGGACCATCTGTTCGGGGGTAAGCGGGTCGAGCTTACGGGCAATCGCGCCGTAGCTGAGCATTGCGTCGAAGCCTTCGACCATGGAGTCGAAAACCGTCAACTCCTCTTTCGTCATCGATGTTGCCAAAATAACCTCCTGAGAGAACAAGAAAACGAGAGCGTTGCCGCTCGATCGCATCCGTCTCTCCCGTCACAGCCGGAGGTCGCTGGTTGGAATGCAGCACCGATTTACTGCATTCCAACGCGGGTCACAAACTAAGCACGGCGCCGCTTACTGTGGTTTGCGGTTCTTCTCTGCGAGTTGGGCCTTCAGCAACGCGATCTCGTCATCCTTGGCGCGTTCGTCGGCAGCCTTCAGCGCCTGCCGTGCCTGCTCGCCGGGGTCGGTCGAAAGCAGCCAGCCATCCGCCAGCGCCTCCAGTTCATCTTCGGGGCTGTCCACGAAGCCGGTCTGATATTCCTGCCCAGGCTCCAGCTTGTCGCCCACGCGGTTGAGCGCGCCGTTACCGATCTTGAGCGGCTGGTTCATGTGAATATGCCGGTCGTTCGTGCCCGGCTTGTAAACCATCTTCGGGTATTCAGCGCCAAGGCCAGGGCGATCGGCCGGGATACCGGCGATCTTCATCTGGAGCTTCTGGCCTTCGGTAAGTTCACTCGGTCCATCGATACGCATCGTTCACGTCCTTATTTGCGGTTGGCAGCCTTGTAGGCGACGAGCTTGGAGCGATCGCCCGTGCGACCGGCTTCCTTTTCCAGATTGGCGAGAACTTTATCGCTCGCGCCTCCGATAGCGACGGTGCCGCGCTCGATCGTATCGGCTTCAGGTGCAGGCGGCTTGCGGCGATTGACCACGACTTTCTTCTCCAGATCATGAAGCATGAGAATGGCGCGCAAGGGATCGGTCTGCGCGGCGATTTCCTGTAGTTTGGCGGGATGCTTGCCGAGCGCGTAAACCAGCTTGGCAGGGTCGGACATGTACTGAACGATGGCGTTCTGCACCGGCACAGGGAGCGCGGCACACACCGCGTCCTCCGACGCCTGGAAGTCCCTGACCCCCAGCCCTTCCGCCTTCGCCTTATACGTCACGTGGGCGCGCTGGAACTCCTGTGCGCCGGCCTGTTCCGTGCGTTCGACGTCCTGCTGCTGTTTTTCCGCCTTGTCCTTGCGCGATTGCCAGGCGAGCAATTCCGTTTCGAACTTGTCCGGGTCGCCCTCGCAATCCTCCCACAGATCGGGCTTGTTGCCGACCACGATAGGCGCAGGAGCCGCTGCCTTGCGCAGTTCCGACGCCTCTTTCTTGGTGTTGCGCAGTTCCTCGCGAAGCTGCTTGATCAGCGGCGTCTCTTCGGGTTCGTCGGCGCCTTCGATCTCGATGGCTATGTCGCCGTCGCCATCCTCGCCGTCGTCCTCGGATTGATCGGTCTCCTGATCTTCAGTCTCGTCGTCGTCCTGATCCTCGACAACCTCGTCCTCAAGCAAAAGCTCGGTATCGTCTTGCTCAGCCATATGTCCTCCACTCGCCCGATATAGCCCGGCGGTCGGCTATGCTGCCTTCTGCGGTGTGCGTTCGGCGTGATCCTGCACGCGATTGGCGTGTTCGATTCTGTGAGCCGTCTCGACGCTCTTGAGCCCCGACCCCATCTGCAAGTGGCGGGCCTGCGCTCGCTTCAGTTCGGCGCCTGCCAGCTTGACCTCCACGTCTGCGGCATCGTTGACGTGCTGCAACCCGCTCGGCACTTCTGGCGCGGTAGCGGGGCCGCCTAGCGCTTCCGCCTGCGCGCCCTTGAGATGTGCAGCGGCGAGCGTATCGACCGCCTTGGCCTTGTTCAGTTCGGCCATGCTCGCGTCCTTGCCAGCCTGCGCGGTCAGCGCCTGTGATGCCGGATCCGGAGCCTGCTCGCCTTGTGCAGCCTGTGCCTTCTCGATTTCCTGCTGCTCTTCCTTGGTCGGCTGCTCCAGACCAATCGCGATCGCCTTGTTCCGTGCGAACGCCTGCATGCTCTCCATGCCTTCGCCCTCGGTATTCATGGCCGCGGTCAGGATATACGCCTGCGCCAGTTCGGTATCGCCAGCCTGGACAGCGATCTCGGCAGCGGCGAGCGCCTGACGCACAGTCTTGCCCCGCGCCGTCGCCGTGGATTCCGTTACTGACGCGATGACCTTGAACTTGCCCGACGTGAGGTCGTTGCGAACCTTGTACACGCCGTCATCGCCTAGAACTGGCTCGGCAAGCGTCGCTTCCCCGTCCTTGCCATCGTTGGTCAGCGTCTCGACCTTACGGCCGGGCTCGTAATACACCTCACGCGCCATGCTCAGGTAGATTTCGCCCTCGCGAGCCACGGTCTGGCGCATGTTGTCGAGCGGGATGCCGGATTTGGCGTCAACACGCGCAGCGGCGATGTCCATTGCCTCGGCTGACGTGTTCGCCTTGACCTGATCGGCGTTGTCGTCGTTCTCCGCGAGGTCGTTCCCGGCGATCTGGAGCAACGCCGCGGTGACCTGTGGCACCTGAGGCGGTTCCACCTTGCCGATCGGTCCAGCCGAGATGATCGATCCAGAGTTCGGGTCAACCAACGGCTGTACGAGCGCGTATGGATGGCGATCGATGTTCTGGCGCGCCCATTGCGCAGCCAAGTTAGGCGGCATCTGCTCGGCAGCGAAGATCGGAATCTCGCGGGGCGCCAGGCTGTCCGTCTCGACCAGCTTACCGATGCGGCTGTTGTAGATCCGCTGGGGATCCATCATCTTGCCGACGTATCCACGCCAGCGCGGCATGTTTTCGACCCAATCACGACGAAAATAGAACGGCACGACCGGGATGCAATCGCCGGCGATGTAGCCACAATCCCGCAGGATCGACTTGCCGTTCATCACCCACTTGCGAACGCGCTTGCGCTTGATCGACCGGGTAGCGACCGTCCAGCCCTGCGCCTTCAGGTTGCCCTGTTCCTCGCTATCGATCTCGCTTTCGAAGAACCGACGCTCTTCCCCGCTCTGATCCTGCGTGAAGATCAGCAGCTTGTCCGACGTCATCTCAACTTCGTAATATTCGCCCTTGCGAACGACATCAGGCAGGAACCAATCCCACGCCCACGACCAGTTCTGTACCGGGAAATCGACTACCTTGTCGGCCCCCCATCGCTCGATGAACGTATCGCGCGGTTCTGCGGTGATAACGAACGCCCATTGAGCGTCGCTGGCATCGTACAGGATAGAGGCAGGGTCGAAATACACCGACTGATCTGCATCAACGATGGTCAGCCCGGGGTTAACCCGCTGGCTGTCGTCGTCGCGGTCGTACGGGTCGGCCCAGTCAGTGGTCAGGCGGTAAGCGCCGAACCCGCCGCGAATACCCTCTTGGAACGCGTTGTCGCGCGCCTGTTGCGCCTTGAAGTGATAGCTGTCCGCGCGGTGCATGCCGTCGAGCGTTTCGGCCGTGTCGCTGTCACCGCCCTTGCCAGGCACGTAGTCAACCGTCAGCCGGTTCTCGCGGAAGTCGGTTTCGATCTTTTCAAGAAATTTGGTGATCTTGTCCACTTCGGGCTGCGGGCTGTTCTCGGTTTGCTCGCCCCAAGCGCCTTCCCACATCGCGCCAACAATTGTTACAAATCTACGGGCTTGCAACGACTGCCGCCGCAATTCAGCTTGCGGGACGGCGACGCTATCGAAACGGCGCATGGCCCGCTTGTGGACCTCGGTCCATTTGGCGCGCGGTTTCTCACTACCGGCCTCGGCTACGTCGCTCTCAGCGATAGGATCGTCGTTCGCGTCGGCCATGCGAGCCGAAAGATACTAGCTCCCCGATTCCTGAGCGACTGAGCGTTGCCAGCGCTTATTCACCGCCTCCCAAACGCGGACACCATCGACGGTATCGCGGCTGCTACGACCTTCGGCTTGCCTGCCAGCGCACGCCTTGCACCCTCCACGGCATAGCGCAGCGCGTCGATCATGTGATTGTCCTTGTCCTCAAGGATCGCCGTCACCTGACCCGTCAGCGGATCCACACGGTAGCTGTACAGCGTCAGCTCATCGATCACATTCGTACAGCGTGGGTGGACCACGATGTCGTACGACTTCAGGAACTCAACGCCCTCTTCGACCGATCTCGCGCCTTTCAACGCTGGGGCGATGCGCGGGAAGCCGTGGTTGCGCAGGTAGCTGATCGTTTCCGGCCGGCTGCTGTCCGCGGTCATCCAGTATTTCTCAGCGTCGGGTATCGACATGAACAACTGCGGGAGGTTGTTGATCTCCACCCCCAATCCATACGCCTCATGGTCGATGTATATCCGAGTGCCGTCGATCCAACACCGGAGCGCACAGGACGGATCGATGCTGAAGCCAAAGTCGGCGCCCATGCGGTAATCAACGTTAGCACGGCTTTCGAACTCTTCGACGCGCCAGTTCTTGAACACCCGCGCTTCGCTGTTGCGCCGGTACTGGCCCAGCCAGATGTGATTGTACTTGTCGATGTCGCGGGTGCGGTCGAACTCCATCTGCTCGCGTAGATCAGGCGGAAACCACAGATTGCCATCGTAATTGACGTTCATCACGACCGAGCGCGGAGGTGGGCCATCGGGGCCGCGAAACATCACGTCGATAGGATCGCTCGGCAGGTCAGGGTTCCACGACCAGATGAACCGCGAGCCCGGCACACGAATAGTCGGCACGACGGTATCGAGCGAACCCTGACTGATCGTCTGCGCTTCCTCGCCCCAGAAATCGGTAACGCCCTCGATCGACTTGACCGCGGTCGCGTTGCCCTTGAGCCCAGTGAAGATGAACAGGCTTTCGTTCGGCCCGCGTATCTCCGTCTCGGTCGATGTGAACAGGTGGCTCAGTCCACAGCGCTGGATCTCGTCGTCTAGCAGACGCTTGACCGAGTCCTTGATGCTTTTCTGCACCTCACGGCCGCACAGTACCCGGTGATGCTCCTGTGCCGCCTGGAGGACCAGCGCCGTGCCGATCGACCGCGACTTGGCAGCACCGCGGCCACCCCATAGCGCGATGTGGCGGCAGTCCTTGCGCCATAGGACTTCGGACCAGTCGGGAAGTTCGACGTTCTTCACACGCGATCCGGATCAATCGCGCTTCGGAATGTGACGGATACTGCGGCTTGCACCGGCCCCTCACCGTCAGCGCCGGCCACCTTCACCAAATCGCCGTACCGCTTCGGATCCCACTTCGCGAGCAGCTTCAGCCGTGTCTCAGCCCGGTTTTTTGCCCACTGGACGGACGCGCTGTCAATACGGCTCTCCGACCGCTCATCACCCATCGTCGTGATTACCCGTTCAGGCGGCGTGTCTATGATCGCCATCGCCTCCATCGCGATAGCATCCCAACCAGCCTCACGCGCGCGCGCGATGTCCCGAGCGACTTTCTCATCCTCAGCAGCCCAATTCCTCACAGTGTCATCGCACGGCATGCCTGGCTCCCGGCACACTACAGCCAGCGGCGTCCCTGCGCTCAAGCCCTGCACCACTGCTGCGATGATCATCTCCCGTTGCTCTGGCGTGTATGGCTCCGTCACGATGAACACTCCTGCTGTGCGCGATCCCGTTGGCGCGCTCTCTTCCGAACACATGTGCTGGCCCTGTCGCCCTTCCTCAGGCGGGTGAGGCGGCTGTTCACGGATGGCACGGACCTACCGAGCATCTTGGCGACGTCAGCCGCTTCACGAACCCTGAACGCCTTGATCAATGCGCGATCTTCGGCCTTGGACCATATCTTGATGCGGGTCGTGCGATGGCCGTCCTTCTCCGCTGAACGCTTGATGGCGCGCTCCAGGGTCAGGCTCTCGTCGTTGGTCAGCGCGCGGTATCGGCCCAGCGCTTCGGACAGGGCTATTACCGCTTGGTCTAGATCGTGGCGCATCACCCCTCCCCTTGCGTGTGTTTGGTTGTAGAAATGGTGGGGGTCATGTCAGCCTCTCACCGCCATAGGCTCGGTAGCGATCCTCCAGCCTTCGACCCATTCCTTGCGGCGCGATCCAGGCCGGAATGGACAATCGCTCAGGAGCTTGCCCTTGATGCCAGCGCGATAGCCCGCGTCCCAACAGCTCTGACCCATCACTTCCCTTCCCCCATTATTGAATTGATGTGCGCGACTATGCTGGTTCGGGTGGGCGGGAACAGATGGGCCACAGCGGCGAGGATGCCGTCGAGAATGCTTTCCAACTCGTCATCCGTCATGCCGATCAGCAGCACGTCCCGCTCGATCTGCGAAACCTCCAGAGCGAAGGCGTTGCGAGCAAGCCTGCGCATTTCGTCGGTGACCATCACTTGCCCTTCCCGTCTGCGCGCCAGAACTCGGCAACATCGAATGGCTCCCCGGTAATCGTCCACCTGAGTTGCGACGCGGTGAAGGTGTGCCTGCTTGTCATGCCGTTGCTCCAGCGTATGCCGAGAGGGATGGTCTGATCGCGGGGAGGCTTGCCCTTGTTGGGGTAACGAACCGGATCATGCTGCATCAGCCAACGCGAACCCGCTGCACCGGAAGTCATACGTCACAAAGACGCTGGTCTTCTCGCCGGGCAATCCCATGCGGACCTTGGTCACCCGAAGCTCTGCAAGGTTTTGGTCCGGCCGCGGGCGGTGATAAGTCAGGCCGTAGTCCGCCTTGTTTGCCCAGTTCGCCGATCCGCTGATGTCGTACAAGCCGGGGACGCGGGCCTTACCCTCCTGGGGCTTGGTCGGGTGCGCCACGATCCAGAATGCTACATCGAACTGCTTGGCGAAGCGCTTGATCGCCCGGAGCGCGCGGCTGATGTAATCGGTCTCCGTCTCGTCGCGACGGCGCTTGTGTTCCAGCTCGTTCCACGGATCGAGGACTATCACCTTCACGCCGTCGCGGATCACCGCGGTACGGCACAGGTCCAGGAAATATTCGAGGTCCATTTCCTCGTCCTCATCGACCAGCTGCGAAATGATCGATACGTTTTCGCGGATCATGTCGTCCGCGCGCGCCATGTCCTGGGTTCGCGCCTCATGCAGCGAGCAGCCGGCGATCGACGCTCGTAATGCATCACGCAGGATCGGCTTCACGTCCGTTTCGAAAGAGGCGATGCAGACCGGCACGTTGTGGCGGATCATGTGCGCCAACATGGAATTGACCACGGTGGACTTGCCCATGTTCGCATAGCCGGTGAAGACCGTCAGCGTGCCCGGAACGATCATCAACTTTTCCCCAAGCGGGGCGATGCCGGTCGGGAACGCAACGACCGCGCCCTTCTCGGGGAAGTCGTCCAGCTTGTAGATGCCCTTGATCGGATAGGGCTTTGCGCCGTTGATGACTTCCACGACCGCGCCGTGCCCGTAGAGCATCAGGACGTCGTTCAGATCTTTGCACTGGTCGGGGTAGGTGACGAACCGGCAGCGTTCCGGGCCAAGCAGGCTGACGAGATCGGCCGCGAGGATGCGCCCTGCTTCATCCCCATCGGTAGCCAGGATGAACGTCTTCACCTTGTCGAGAGCGTCGAGATGACGATGCACGAACTGATACCGCTTGGCTTCCATCGGGGCGTCGGTCGATTGTTGGGGCGCCCCATTGGGAACGGACACGACATGGCGCAGGCCCGCGCTCATCGCCGCCAGTGCGTCCCACTCCCCTTCCGTAATCACCAACGGCGTACCCTTCAGGACTTCCGGGTGCGCCAGCGCGTCGGCATTCCACAGGAGCAGGGGCGCGTCCTTGTCCATCCGGTGACGTTTTTCCGACGTCATCCGGTACTTGTGATTGATCGGCTTGCCGCCCTCCATGAAGGGAACGGTAAGCCAGAAACCGCTTGCGTCGCGCGTCGTCGTCACGCCGAACTTTTCCGCTATCGTCACGTCGATCGAACGGCGATCCAGCCATTCCACGTGCCGCTTGTCGATCGTCATGTTCGCATCCCTTGTGTCCGCAGTTGTGGCAAAACCAGACCAGGCTGGTATCGGATTGGGTGACGCTCAGGCACCGGTCGCGCTTGTTGCGCCGTTGGTGTGAGCATTCGGGGCAAAGCTGCTTCCCCGGCTTCAGCACAGCGGAACATCCTCAACCTCGCGGTGTCGTTGTCGCCATCGCCCTTCGATGAAAGATACCGGGTTGATCGCCCCCTCCCGCTGTGCGGCGCCGAGAGCTTCGATCACTGCCGCTGCGCCGTGGTCGCGCTTCCACTTGCCCAGCAGGGTGCGCGCAGAGTCTCGGGATTTGCCGGCGTTGGTGAGCAGATTGACGCCGCTATCGAACATCACTTTTTCGGGATCGACCGCGGTAGATTTATCTACCGTATTCTTCTCTGTATCTGTCTCTGTATCTGGGGCCGTTTCTGAAACGGTTTTGGAACGTTCCCTGAAACGTTTCACCCGCGACGTTGAAACGTCCGATTTGTATTGCCGGTCGTTCCATTTGTTCGGGCTGAAACAGTCGTCTTCAGCCAACAACAAGCCCGCTGAAACCAGCCGGCCGATCACCGCGGCGCCCTTCTTGGCGTCGATGCGCAGGGCGAAGGCGATGTCTTCGGCGCATGGCAGTTTGCCGTCGTTACGCGATGCGAGGCACAGGAGGTTGACCCAGGCCTTGAAGTCATCACCGGAAAGGCGTTGAACCTTAGGATCGTCCAGAACCTCGTCGTACATGCGAAACCAGCGGCTCATTCTGTCACTCCCGCTGCAAGGCGCGCCATGATGGGGCGGATGATCTCACCGATCGGACGAGCGTCGCCATCATCGGGCGTACCGATCGTGACGACCGCGCCCTGCACGTTCTGGTCGCGCTCGATCACCAGCCGGTCGATATACCGGTCGTCGGGCATATCCAGCGTGGCGACGAGTAGATCCGTGATCGCCTTCTCGCGATTGGCGATGTCCGACTGATAGTTGATGCCCAGGCGGATATGCAGGGCCACGGGGCGCTGTACCGCGGGCGAGCCATAGGCGGCGTATTGCGAGCCAAGCGTGTCGCCGGCCGCTGCCTTCCACGCCGCATACGCCTTGGACGTGAACCGGCGCTTCGTCTTGAAGTCGGTCGCGAACATGCCGTTGACGCTAGGAGGCATAGGGAGATCGAACGTCATGCAACCCCCCGCGAGCGACGGCGCAACTGAGCATCGCGGTGCAGGCGGTACTGCCGCTGTGGCTCTTCACGAACGAGTTGCTCCAGCTTGTAGCAAGCCGCTTCCCGGCGAAAATATCCGGGGAGATCATCGACGCTCATGCTGCGATCCTTTCCCGGCTCTTCAGCCAGTCGGCGCGCTCGATCACGTCGGCGTCGGTCAGGACCGTGCTACCGCGGAGCCAGAGCGAACCATCTGGCGACAGGCGACCGCTCGGCAGGCAGCGATTGACCGGTCCGAACCGGCGCAGGTAATCGACCGCCAGTCCGACAGACGACACGTCCCGCTGCGTCTCGGTTGGGGTGGGCTTGTGCCCGCCCTGCCCGCCCCAAGTGCGACGCGGAACGGCCTTGGGAGCCGGTGCCTTAGGAACGAAGCCTGCACGCACCCCAACCGGGCGCTTTAAGCCAAGGCGCTTCGTCCACAGGCATATCGTTGCGATGCCGCGGTTGTAGTGTTCAGCCAATGCCGCCTGTGGCATCACTGCCCAGCGTTCCGCAAAGTCTTCGGGGATATGCTTGATCATAGGCGCATGGCTTGAAATGCCGAGCCAGGGACCAAGGTCGAAAGCGCGAACGACGTATCGAACGGACTTTGTGGAGCGCCCGACGATCTCGCCGATCTCGGCTGCGGTCTTGGTCTCAGCGACCAGCGCCTTGATACGCTCGCGCTCTTCCGGGGTTGAGGATTTGCTCATGCTGCAACGCTCCCGACCAACTGGACGACCTTGTTGGTGAGGCGAGCATCTTCGCTTGGCCCAATGTCGCGGCCAGCTTCGCTATCGGGATGATGGGCGCGGTGCTTGTCAGCTACGTAGTCGGCTGCGAGGTCGCAGATGACATCGTGGTTGATCCCCTCTGGCACCTGTACGATCTGGAAGCCGTCCGGCATCAGCAGCGACAACAGATCAAGCGGCAGCGCCTTGGTCTGGCACAAACAGAACATCGCCGCGCCGCTGATCGTCGCCGGCTGCTTGTCCTTCTCACCCGGGAAGTAAGAGACGATCGTCGGGTAGGGGATGCCGCTGTCGAGCGACACGGCTTTGAGGCTGATGCCCCGGCGATCCATCTCGCGGCGAATGACCAACTGGCGTTCGCGTACGATCGTATTTCCGTCGACCATGATTACTGATCCACTTCGGTTGTAATTGCGGTTGTATGGAAAGCAGCTTCATCACCCTTCCCCGACCGTTCAGAGATGCTGCCGGGCTGGCGATGTGTGAGCTGGCTTGGTGTGTGTATTTCGCGGACTTGCTCGCCGAACCTGAAGCCGTCGGGCCCCTCGTAACCGCGGGGGGCGTGGCGCTGGATGATGCCTGCAATGACGCAAGCAGCACCGGTCATGCCGAGCGCCGCGAAGATGGCGTCGGCGAGGCTCATGCTGCCGTTCCAGATTGTGTCAGGCGATGAAGGAGCGTAGGAAAAACGAATGGAACGGATACAACGCTGTTGGCGCTGGCTGCTCGAAACGATCGATCCTGACGGGTGCGGGCGAGCGGGCTGCACGAACGACGCGCCATGCAAAGCGTGCGTCGAGTGGTGGGAAGTGCGCTGAAGGCGACCACCGATTGTGTCAGCCGGTGAAGGAGGCTAGGTTCCTGCGATGGGTATTTTCCGAAGCGCGTTTGCCGCGATACGCCGGCTGTTCGACCTTGATATCCGCGAGAGCGGCGAAGGCGGGACTTGCGAGCGTTGCGGCAATCCAAAGGCGATTGTGTCGGAGCCTGTGTGCGGTAGCTGCTCAATGCGGGATTGGTGAGCATCAGGCCGCGGCCTGCGTCGCGACCGGGACATACGACGCCATAAAAGCCCGTGCCCGTTGGTCAGTTTCCGGCCACACCCTCCGTCCGGCATTGATATCGCGCACAAAGTGCGGATCATTCATCGCTTGCCGACCAAACGTTACCGATGACATGCCGTGAGCTTCTACGAAAACCGCAATAGCGTCGGCGAGCGGGAGCGTATCTGTTTCCATGACGAGGATAGTTATGTAGGAACCGTCCTACGGTCAAGCGAATTGTGTAGGAACAGTCCTAGTATTACGCCTGATTGCGAAATGTGGGAAGCGTCCCACATGGAATCGAAGAAACTCACCCCGCTCCAGATTAAGGTCGAGCAGGCGATCGCAGCGAGCGGGAAGTCCCGCAATGCGCTCGACATGCTGATTCAGGCGCGAACTGGTTCATCTGGAAAGGTGCTGTTCGACATCGGCCGTGGCAAAGCGAAAAGCCCCTCAGGGGCAACGCTGCGTCACATCGCCGACGTTCTGAACGTATCCGTGGGGTATCTGACGGGTGAGACTGACAATCCTAATTTAGAGCCAGACCAGCCCCGCACCGTTGGAGCGAGCGACGGGGACGGTGGAGTTCCAATCAAGGTCGTTGACCTGTCATATTCTATGGGTGACGGGATCAACATCGAGGATTACCCGGAAGAGACTACCCAGCTTTTCGACTCAAACTTCCTGCGGTCGATCTCAAGAGCGGCATCCGACCGGCTTATCGTGGTCCGGGGCGATGGCGACAGCATGTCGCCGACGTTAGTCAACCAGGACATGATCCTTGTCGATACTTCGCAAAAGATCGTGAACCAACAGGACCGCATATGGGCGTGCGGCATGTACGGCGCTGGCATGATAAAGCGTCTTAGGATGGTCGGCGAGGGGCGGGTCGAGATCGTTTCGGATAACCATCTGATCGATAATCGCACAGTTGATGCTGACGATTTGGTAATTGTCGGCCGGGTAATATGGGTCGGTCGCCGGTTCTAAGGAAAAATCGTGGAGGCCAACACTAAGCACCGTTTTGGTGCCCTAGACAGCCTGCGCGGCGTTTGCGCCTGCATGATCGTCGTCTATCACTTCCGCACAACTGGCCTGATCAGCAGCCTCCCGCTTATCCACAATGCCTTCCTGTTCGTGGACTTCTTCTTCGTGCTGAGCGGTTTCGTGATCGCCTCCAGCTACGGGAACAAGCTGGCGGGGGGATTCCCGATCGGCCGCTTCATGCTGTTGCGCTTAGGTCGTGTGTACCCACTGCATCTCGTCGTACTGGCGGTGTTCGTTCTATTCGAGCTGGCGACCACGCAGATACCGCAGGCCGGGAACCACGTGCCATTTAGCGGGGATTACAGCCCGGGCTTGCTTGTCGCCAACATCGGCCTTGTGCAGACGTTTGTGGGGCCGGACGGCACATCGTGGAACGGACCAGCCTGGAGCATTGCCGTCGAGGTATGGGCCTACCTTGTGTTCGCGGTCGGTTTTAGCTTTCTGGGGCGCTATCTAGTCCCCGTGGCTGCCCTGATCGCGACTGCGTGCGCCGTCTATCTCCTACTCCTTACCGATCGTTATCTGAACGTGTTCCACGACGGTGCGCTAGCGAGGTGCCTGCTAGGGTTCTCCATAGGCGTGCTGTGCTTCTACGCCTTCCCTTGGATACCGCGGATACGACAAGTAGGTCTCGCCACGGTTACGGAGGTCACCGTCGTCCTCGCGACGATCGCCGCAGTTTCTATCGCCGGGGCAACGCCGCTTTCGGTTGCCGTCCCCTTGGTGTTTGCGGTCACCATCCTCGTATTCGCGCAGCAGGGCGGCTTGGTCAGTCGCGCCTTGCTGACACGCGGGCCGCTGTTCCTCGGGAAAATCTCTTTCTCGATATACATGGTCCACCTGTTCATCGTGTACCGCGCGTACAACGTCCTTGAACTGGCACAACGGCGGTTCGGGGCGACGGATCTAGTTCGCAAGGTCAACGGCGAGCAAGTTGCCGGCGCCGACCCCATTATCGGCGACACACTCTCCGCCCTCATGTTGGTGACGGTGATAGTCGTTGCGGCGGTTTCATACGAACTGATCGAAGCGCCTGCGAATGCGTGGGCGCGACGGAAGATTCTAGGAGTGGAAAAAGCCGTTCGAAAATAAAGTAGGACATTTCCCACTAATCGTATTGACGGCGTAGGAGGATTCCTACACAACGTCTCCAAGCCGATCAAGGCAAGGAGACGAAGATGGCGCACCCCGCCTACAAGCCCACACCCGCAGAAGCGCAGTTCCTTGGCGAACTTGTTGTGGTCGATAGTGAGCTCGCAAAAGTCGCGCTCAAACAGTTTAAGGACGGCTGGTCGCTCGATAGCGTCGTCAGCTCGTTCAAGGATGCCATGAAGATCTCCGCCATTCTGCGGGGGCCGGCAGCATGACATCCTCCCCCGCAACCCGCGAAGACATCGCCGTAACGCAGATGTACATTCGCCACCGCGCTAACTCTGCGCTGTCGCAGGAACCGACGCCGACTGAGGCCGAGCTGTTTCTCGCCAAGCAGGCTATCGAGCGCCGCGCCAAGAAGCTCCAGACGATCGCCGAACTAACCGCGGTCAAGGAAGCGGCTAACCGCGCGATCGACGCCGCCCTGACGCGCCGCGATTTCGACCTGCATTATTCGTGGGAGGGGCATGCGCTGTACAACGCCATGCACGACCTCACGTCCTGCGACGAGCTGTACGAAACCGCCTCCGAGATCGCAACGCTGGCACCGCAGGGTGACGTACAGTGAGTGACTTTGACCCCATCGCTCTCGCGGACGCTCAGTCCGACGACATCGAGATCAGCGTGTCTCGGGACCTTGCTAGCCTCGTTGGGTTCGCGCTCTCGCTTGGGATGCAGGCCGCGCCGGACGACGCCGCTGATCAGTCGCTGATCGATGACGCGTTCGACCTAGCCGACCAGCTTAGCAATTTCGGTCGCACGGGCATTGATCACCTTGACGCCTGCTACTGCATCGCCTGCGGGCAGGTCGATGAGCCGATCTATCACGACCCCGCCGTATGTCAGGCCGCGCAGGTGCAATCATGAGCAAGCTATACGACCATGAAGTTGCATATGAGCAGGTTCGCAATGCCGCACCAGATTTATTGGAGGCCCTAGAAGCCTTAGATGACAGGGTGTGGTTTATTATTGGCATCAATGACCCAGCTATAGCCAAGTCACGCGCCGCCATTGCCAAGGCAACCGGCAAGTGAGCCTCTCCCGCCAAGCCCGCATGTTGGAGGCGACCAAGCCCGTCGTGTTCGCAGGACCGCGCTTAGTTCGTGACCGGACGTGGTTCTACACCCCGCCTGAGGTCTGGGATCGTTGCCCTGACTGCTGCGCACAGAACCACGCCCACCAGTCGCACGCCGTGTTCGACGCTGCCCGCGACCGCGCACTGGCTTTCCGTGATGCGAACGAAGCCGCCGAGATCATGGCGCTGGAGATGACCCTCTCCCCCGAAGGAAACCCTCATGGTTGAAGTAAGTAAGGATGGGCTCTGGTGCCTGGCTGCTCTTGCGACCGGCATAGCCCTCACTCTGCTCTTGGCTGCTTGGGTTAAGCCTGAGGCTGTTGATGCGGCGCTGGGCAGGGATGTTCCGGCGATGCGCTCCGCGCCCGCGCTTGTCGGGCTACGCCCCGAGCCGGTGCCCGTCTCGGCCATTCGGCGACCATCGCTATCGCAACTCGGAGATACGAAATGAACGCGCAAGCGAACATCACGGCGTGGCAACAGGCCGACGCCATCGAACTATGCCGCCAGATCGAAGCCATCTGCCCGGCCTACGGGTGCCACGTCGCTCTGACTGGCGGGCTTCTCTACAAGAATGGCCCCCGCAAGGATTGCGACCTCCTGTTCTATCGCATCCGGCAAGTTGATGTGATCGACATCACCGGCTTGTTCGATGCGCTCGAAGCTATCGGCATCACGAAGACAGGCGGTTTCGGGTGGTGCCACAAGGCTGAGTGTCGCGGTCGAAAGATCGACTGTTTTTTCCCCGAAGAAATCGACGGCGAGTACGAGCGCGCCGATTCCGACGACCTGCTTATGGAGATTTTCTGATGATCGAACAGAGCGAAAGCATCACCGCGCTCGCCGCTGCCATGTCCAAGGTGCAGGCGTCCGTTGAAGGCGCAGTCAAGGGCAAGGCGAACCCCGCTTTTAAGGGGACGAAGTACGCCGATCTGCGCAGCGTATGGGAAGCCTGCCGCGAACAGTTGGTCGCGAACGGTATGTCGGTCCTCCAGTTCCCCGGGGAGATGATCGACGGGCGGATGACGCTCACCACGCAGCTTTGCCATGAAAGCGGCGAGTGGATGCGGGCGCCTCTCTCCATCCCGCTCAGCAAGGTAGACGCGCAGGGCTACGGTTCCGCGGTGACGTATGCTCGCCGCTATGCGCTCGCCTCGGTCGTGGGCGTGTGCCCTGAGGATGACGACGGCAATGCTGCCAGCGCGCCAGCCCCCGCAAGGCGTGCCTCTGTAGAAACCGTCGAAAACCTCGCCAAGGTGCAGCACATCACCGATGCGCAGCGCCAAGAGATCATGCAGCTCGCGACCGCTAAGAACATCGACGCCAAGACGTTGTGTCGGAAGGGCAATATTCCTTCGATCCCCGAGATGCCCGCCGCGTTCTTCGAGGAGTGCAAGGCGTGGATCGCGAAGCAGCCGGTTCGCCAGTTGGGGACGGCTACGGACGCCCCGGCCGCTGCGATGCTTGACGACGAAATTCCCTACTAGGAGCCGCGACGATGGCAACGAACGCACGCGCCGTGATTGGCGGCAACTTCCCGCCGGATCCGATCGACCTCGCTCTTGAGCCTTACGCTGGCATTCTGGAGGAAGTCGGCAACTGGCTGGATGGGGCGACTGTCGAGAATGACGGGCAACTCAAGGCTACCGACGACCTGCTGAAGGAGCTGAAGGCCGCGCGAAAGGCCGTCGACACCGCTCGGGACGAAGCGACCAAGCCGCTTCATGAGGTGTGGAAGTCCGAAGTCGCACGGTGGAAGCCTACCCAGGACGACCTTGACCGGCAGGTGAAATGCCTCGTCGCGGCGCAAGCCCCGTACAAGACACGCCTTGCTGCCGAGAAAGAGGAAGCGCGACGCGTTGCCGAAGCGGAGGCCGCTGCCAAGGCGGAAGCGGCACGGCAGGCTCACATCGCCGCCAGTGCCGCGAATATCGAAGAACAGCGGAACGCCGACGACCTGATGAAAGAGGCAGGCAAGGCCGCGAAAGTCGTGGCTCGCGCCGCGAAGGATACCGTCGCGGGAATGCGCACCGTGCAGGTCTACGAGATCGAAAGCCACAAAGACGCGCTCAACTGGATCGCCCGCAACGACCGCGATGCGATGACGGCTTTCATCGAAGAGTACGTCCGCCGGAATTTCAAGCTGCGCCAGATCGAAGGCGTCAAAGTCGAAACCAAGAAGGAAGCATTCTAATGTCCGGTAGCGTTAACAAGGTGATTTTGGTCGGCAATCTCGGCCGCGATCCTGAAAGCAAGTCCTTCCAAAATGGCGGCAAGGTGGTCGAACTTCGCCTCGCCACTTCCGAAAGCTGGAAGGATAAGGCGACCGGCGAACGCAAGGAGAAGACCGAGTGGCACACCGTGAAGGTGTTCAACGAAGGTCTCGCCACCGTCGCCGAGCGCTATCTGCGCAAGGGCAGCAAGGTCTATATCGAAGGCGCGCTGACAACCCGTAAATGGCAGGACGCAACCGGCGCGGACCGGTATTCGACCGAAGTCACGCTCCAGGGCTTCAACAGCGTCCTGACCATGCTCGACGGCCCGAATGGTGGCGCGGGCGGATCGCAGGCCGGTAGCGGCTTCGGAGGCGGCTCAGGCGGCGCGTCCAGCGGCTTTGGCGGCGATGTAGACGACGGTCCCTACTGATGGTTGCCCGCGCAGCCTTCAGGCCTCGGAAGCAGAACAGCCATCGCGCAGATGCATGGAAGCGTTGCCCGCCGTTTCTCAAATGGCTGCGCGGTCGCCCGTGCTTTCTCACGACCATCCACGGCGTTCGGCATGAATGCTTCGGCAAGGTCCGTGCCTGCCACTTCGACCCCTACGGCAACAAGGGAATGGGGACGAAGGTCAGCGACCAAGCGTCGATGCCGATGTGTGACGGAGCGCATGAAGAACAGGGTGACATTCTGGGGTGGCCGAAGTTCCAGAGCAAATACGGGTTCGACGGTCGCGATGTGGTCACCGCCTATTGGACCGAATGGCTCGGCACCACGATGGGCCGGGCATGGGAGAAGGCAAATGTCTAAAGCCGAAACCGTCCGCCTGGTGGGTGACACACAGCGCGCATACGCCAAGCGAGTGATCGACAACGCCCCGGTCGGTTACGTGGTCAAGGTCGCGGCCGAAACGCGCCGGGACGCTCAGAACCGCAAGCTTTGGCCGATGCTCGCCGACATTCAGAAGCAGGTGCCGGGGTTCGACGTGTTTAGCACCGAGGACATCAAACACCGCTTCATGAACTCACTCGGCACCGAAATGCGCTTCCTTCCTGAACTGGAAGGTCAGGGCATGTTCCCGGTCGGGATGAAGTCATCGACGCTGACCGTGGAGCAATTCTCCGGGCTGGTCGAACTGATCTACGCGTTCGGCGCGAAACACGGCGTGCAGTGGTCGGGACCGATCGCGCACGCAGCATAGTTCCAAGCAGCGCACTCCCGCGCCGCTAGTCGGGTCAGCTTACGGGCTGGCCCGCATACTGGATGAAGAAAGATGGGACGAGAAGTTCGCCGGGTGCCCGCCGACTGGCAGCATCCCAAGGAATACAACGCTTACCGGCATGAGGAAGCTTACAAGCCGTTGTATGGCCGTGCGTGGGCACCAGAGGCCGCAGAATGGGATCGTGATCGTATCGAATGGGAAGCAGGGAACCGTCCGTCGTACACGTCGGATGAAGCTGCCGATTTGCCGTATGATCAGTGGGCCGGGAAACGACCATACTCTGGCGATTACATGCCCGACTGGCCGGAGAGCGAGCGCACTCATCTTATGATGTATGAAGACACCTCCGAAGGCACGCCAATCTCGCCCGCGTTCGAAACCCCAGAGGATCTAGCCCGTTGGCTTGCCAACAATGGGGCAAGTTCGTTCGGAAGCAGCAAAGCGACCTACGAGCAGTGGCTTCCGATCTGTAAAGGCGGATGGGCGCCTAGCATGGTGATCGCGGGCGGCCGGATGATGTCTGGCGTCGAGGCAGCGTTAGGAGGCCCCGATGCTTCAGGTAATTAGCCAGAAGTCCACCGGACACGTCGTCCGCGCTGATCGTGAACACGTATCCCGCGTGATCGCAGAACGCCGTCGCCGCTGCACTGGTGAGGAAATTCGTCACAGCCCGCAGATTGGAGCGAGAGCATGAACCCCCTCCTTGAACTCGCAGACCGCGTAGAGGCGGCGACAGGTCCGGATCGGGAGTTGGATATTGCAACCCAACGCATCGTTCGGGACAAGCCTGGGCTGATATACGGTTTGCACGCCTGTCCGCCCTATACCGCCTCGCTCGACGCCGCGGCGACGCTAGTGCCCGAAGGGTGGGACTGGTCTGCATCCGGCTACGGGGATGACGGCGCGTCTGCGGAGGTATGGCTCCACGGCTGGCAGGACGACACCAAGATCAACTCGTTCCTCGCCTCCACCGCTCCGTTGTGCCTCGTTGCCGCATCTCTTCGCGCTATCGCATCAATGGGGAGTAGCGGACAGTGACCGCACCTGCGCGCTTCAAACAGGCTGACGTGGCGAGGGCCTATAAGGCACTGACCGGCGCCGGGATGCGCGTGGGCCGTGTCGAGATTGACCACACGGGCAAGATCATCATTCTAGGCGAGCGCGACGCTGCCAAGCCGAGTGCCGCCAACGAATGGGATGAAGTTTTGCGATGAAGAAGCGCCTGCTTCCTCAGTGGGTGAGCGAGTTCCGGGACCGGCATAAGAAGCCGCGCCTGCGGTATCGTCGCACCGGACACCCGACCTATTACTTCAAGGCGCCGTTCGGGACCGAGGCGTTTCGTGAGGAATACCGGCGCTGCTTGGAAGGCGTTGAGCAAGTCGGCGCGGATCGCGTCAAGCCCGGCTCAATCAACGACCTGATCGCCCGATATTACCGCGGGCAGGAGTTCCAGGCCGGTGCCCCGGCGACACGTCTGAAGGCGCGCGGGCTACTGGAGGGCTTTCGAGACAAGCATGGCGATAAGTTAGCCGCAAATATCCAATTCGAGCATATCGACGCGATCCTTGCCGACAAGGCGAAGGACTTCCCCGCGGCCGCGCGCAATCTCCGTAAGATGCTACGCCGGCTGTTCGCCTTCGCGGTCAAATGCCGGATGCGCGCGGACAACCCCGTCGAGCATACGGCCCAGATCAAGCAGAAGAAGGACGCGGGCTGGATCGCGTGGAGCGAAGCCGACGTCGCCGCCTATCAAGCGCGCTGGCCTGTCGGCACGATGGCCCGGCTGGCGCTGGAGTTGATGCTGTGGACCGGAAACCGCAAATCCGACGCGCTCACTCTAGGCCGGCAGCATATCAAGGATGGCCGATTCTATATCCGGCAGCAAAAGACCGGGAAGCCGATCGTGCTGGAGATCGCCTCGCCCCTCGCCGAAGCGATCGTCGCGATGCCCCCGAACGGCGCCATGACGTTCATCACCACGGAATACGGGAAGCCGTTCTCGGTGAAAGGCTTTGGCGCGCGGATGCGGAAGTGGTGTGACGAAGCCGGGCTGCACGATCGGACAGCGCACGGGCTCCGCAAGACCATCACCCAACGCATGGCGCTGAGCGGCGCGGGCAACCAGGGCATCAAGTCGGTGACAGGCCATAGTGGCGATTCGGAGGTCGCTCTGTACACGCGCGGCGTCGATCAAGAGCGTCTGGCGGGCGACACAATGCGCCGTCTGATCGAGTGGGAATTGGCTAACCGGAGCGATGGGTTAGCCAAGAAAGCTACAGGAACCGCAGAATGA